TGAAATATTTGTAAGAGTTGCTCCAGTAGCAGTATAACCTGTACCTGTCACTTCAACACTTGATCCGATTGTTGCAGCATACACAGTTGTTGTTGCAGCAGCAAAACCTGAAACAGTATTGTATAATGCTAATTTAAATGTATCGCCTGTAGAAGCTGTAAAATCGTGAATCGCTTCAAATAATTCTTCTTTAAAACTATCTGGTACTATATTTGCCATATTAACTCCTTAATTTTATTGTGATGGTGGCGGTGAATCTACTACAACTCTAGGTTCTCCGTCAACATATTCGTCTCTTCTTCTTCTACCTGTCTGTTCAACACCAAATGATTCTCTGGCTTGTTGATAAGATTGTTCATATACTTGTATCATATCTGCTGGACCTTTCAAGTATTTATATGTTTCAACTAAAGAACCATAAAGAAGTAAATCTTGAGCAAAAGTAGATATATAAGTCGTTGAAGTTGCTGAATTACCAGCAGTTATAGAAGTTCCTTGTGAATAATAAGCAATATTAATTGTATAAGTTGTATTAGGAGTTGGAGCTACAAACCATGTTGTTTCATTCCAGTTTGCCCAATATCTTGGTTTTTCATAATAAGTAGAAGAGTTTGGAAAGTTATTAAATTCTGCCATGTAAGAACTATCTTTCTGTTCTAAATTATTAATTTCACCACTTGGTGAAATCATTTCAACATATCTAATATTACGAAGTCCAGATGGTACAGAAATTGTAGTTGTTCCTGCAGTTGTAACTGCTGATGCATATAATCTGTAAGCATCAATATTTAATTCTCTATAAATTCTATTTTCAGTATTTTGAACTATTACAGAAACTGTATTATCAGATAATCCATTACTATCTACTTCTGTATAGTTTCTAATTTGATCAACAAGTTGTGAATACGTTAGTGCCATATTATATTGTCTCCGCTGTCGCCGATCCGCCGCCAATGGTTGTCGTTAATAGACCCGTTCCTGACGATGCGTTAAAACGATAATTATCTAAATTAACAACTGTTATACTATATCCAGTTGAAGTTGTTAAGACTGATTGTTGAAATCCTGAAGAAGTTAAGAATGCATTAACTACTGTTAAACTTTGAAATTGAACAGTATTTCCTGTTACTTTACCATGATTAGGTTGATTCACTTGTATTGTAGAACTACCTGCTGTGACTTCAAAAGCATTATTTGGTAGTGCAACTGCAGAAGGTCCAACAGATGGTTGACCACCAAAGTTCCCACTCGCGCTCGCGGTAGTTTGTCCATTGATTGTATATTGATTAGTATTCACTACCGTTAATGAAAATCCAAGTGTTGTATTTAACATAGCATTGGTAAATCCATTAACTGCTTTTACATTTGTAAATATAATTTTATTTCCAGTTGTTTTTTCATGACCAGGTTCAGTTACTAAAATAGTAGAACTTCCAGCTGTAGATAATAATGGATTGAAAGCTAATAACACAACTGACAATGGTTCTGTTCTATCTGGTCTTGCATTTAATAATCCTTGCGGATCATTTCCTGGTACTTTTGGTTCAAGTTGTGGTTGCTTTGGTTCGTATTCGCTGAAATGGACAAATGATCCATTCCATTCGGTTACCATTTCGTCATACGGGAATCGTTGGCCAGATCTGTCTGATATGGCGTAAGACTTCTTACCTGTAGCAAAAGTTGTCATTATACACCATCTCCATAGAATGTTTTTGGTGATATAAATAATGAAGCAGCTTGTGAGTCTTGAGTTAATGCTCTTTGCATTTCGTCTTCATAAACTAATTTTAACATTTCTGTTTTTTCTGGTTTATAGGTAATACTTAAATAGTAAGAAAGACCAGAAGTTAGACATGGTAAAAATCTAAACACAACATCTGGAGTATTTGTATAAGCTCCAGCATCTTCAATTCTTGCAAGATAATAAAATCTTAATTGATAATTGCTTGGTGTGCTTTGACTTGAAAATTGTGTTCCTGGTGTTTGATATAGAAATATACTTGGACTATATCCTCTTTGAACATAATATTGTGAAGGTGTTCCTTGTGATAATTTATTTGGTAATGCAGCATATGCAGATCTATCTATTTTAGTTAATGAAGTATCTGTAGGTAATGAAGCATTAGGTGAAGTATTATTTCTAATATATGCTTCTAATACATCGTTAATATCGTTTGGATAATTTGATGGATCTGATGAATAACTATATTCAGCTTGTCCTAATACTAATGGAATTGTAGCTAATTTTACCTTCCATAAATGCACACCTCTATTATCCCATTCCGATAATAAAATATTTAAATTTCTTCTTGCTGCTCTTAAATGATAACCAGATCTAGTTCCTCCAATACCTACACGTCCAAAAGCTTCATCGAAAAGCTCATCTAGTTCAAGATTAAAACTTGTAGTTCCGGAAGTAGTCATCTACTCTCCTACTTATCTATAAATAGCGTAATACTTAATGCACTACTATTAGCAGTTACACCAATACCATCAACAATTGCTGTTCCATTTCTTGTGGCATATAAAACACCATCTTCTGGAATATTTAAAGTTTCAGTTTGGTTAGCACCAACTATAACACTAATATAAACTTGTGTGTTAGTTGAAGAACTAACAGTTGTAGCATTTACTAAACCATTAATAACTGCTGTTCCTGAACTTCCTGTTGATTGAATCATGTAACCACGAAGTCTTGTAGGTCCTGTAAAAAGAACTGCGTTTGTAGAACTTGTAACGACTGGTTTTACATCACTTTTGTAACTCATTTTATCTCCTTATATTAATAGAGCCCCCGAAGGAGCTCTATTAAAAAATTAATTAAGCTGGTCCAACTTCACCTGGTTTACCATTATCACTTATGATGTAATGAATAATTACAGATGATGTAGAAGCGAGTGTAGAACTTGCTACTCCAGCACCAAATACAGTTGAATTAATTGTAAGTGGGGTTTTTGCAAAAGATCCTAAATCGTTACCAGCAAGAGCTGATTGAACACCGTCAGCACTTAATGCACTAGCGATTGAAGTAGAAGCTGCTTGCGCTGCTGTTGAAGTAGTTCCAAGATTTAATGTTTTATTAGCTGCACCTGTTGCTGCGTGTATCACATCAACAATTTGTGCTCCTGCTGGAAGAACAATTGCTCCTCCATCAATTCCTGTAACTGCAGAAAACACAGATGTTGAAGCATCTATAATTCCTTTAGCTGCAAGAACAACTGTACCTGGAAATACGTTAGACTCTTTATTTTGTCCACCGTAAGATCTTACTACTCCTTGAAATGTAGTTTTTGCCATATTATTATCCTCCTAAATAATCCAATGTAGTCATTAGGCCTGTCGACTATACGCGTCTACATTAGATGTTAATGTATAGTTCTATAAATATAGCTTAATTTTTCAGAAAGAGCAAGAGGTGGCTTATGTTTCTCTCACTTTTATTACAATTATATAACTAGTTTAACTAGCTATAAATGCTGGATCTTCTTCTTCGCTTAAAACAAGGTTATTTTCTTGTTTAGCGGCTTCAAGATCCTGTTGAAGAATTTGTCTTTTAACTTCCTTCAACTCAACTTCTAACCACTGCATATCAGTAGTTAGTTTTCCCTGTTCAAGATAAGACTTGTTCCACTGTGATTCCAAGTCTATTTTCTTGGCCAGAAGTGATTGGGACAATGATGTCACGTTCAACCTCCTCATAGGTTATATAAGAGAAATTACTAATCTGATTACGACTAATTAATTTCTCTAATTGCTCTTTACTTGTTTTTCCCAGAAAGTCAAGTACTTTCTGATGTAACATTTCTGTAACAGAAATAGGTTCAGATTCCAAGGTAAATTGGATTTTTATGCCGTCTAGAAATACTTTTATTAGGTAGGTTTTCATCTTCTCACGGATGTTATTATAATGAATTACAGGGCGAGTCAAGCCCGCCCTGTAATAAAAGTCTTTACGCTGATCCTGATGAACCGAATGCGCCGCGAGGATCAGACCAGCCGAAGCTGTATCTTTCCCTAGCTTTGTATCTTACGTTACCAGTTTCAAAATCTCCCTCCATAGAAGTTCTAATTGGGGATCTTTCAAAGTACTTTAAGCCATTTGGTACATCTGTAATGATGAAGAACGCATCAGAGTCAGTTAAGAAATGGTTCACAGTATAACCTTGTGGAATCATTCCCATGTTTCTGATTGCATTGATATCATTGTCAGCTGTTCCAACTCTACCAGCAGAAGACATTAATCTGTCTGCAGTAAATTGCTGTTCAGAAGGGATAATTAATTTTACTCCTTGAGCTGCAATTTTTAAACCTCTTTCATCTGTGAAAGCAGCAATATCTATTAAAGACTGCTCTAAAGATGTTTCATTTAAATCAGCTTGTGTTGCAAGCGTGTTTCTAAATGTTCCAGAGATTGTAGCGTGAGTCGTAGAGAATAAAGGAGATCCGTCACCACCTAAATAAGTAGTGCTGAATCCGTTATTCAATACGTTAGCCGCAGTTACCTGCTTTGTATTCGCCATAGATCTAGCTAATGCTTTTGTATAACGAGATGCAAGTCTGTCATACAAGTTGTCCTCGATCGCTTCTTCAGTGATCGCGAATGCAAGAGCTATAGTATTGTGCGTATATCTAGCAGTGAAAGTTTCTTGTGCCTGATCGTAGTTGACACCAGATCCTTCAGCTTTAATGGCAGCGTTTCCGAAACCAGATAACATAACTTCTTCTTCAAAAGCTCTGTCAGAAGTTTCTTTCACGAAGATTTCTTCGTGTTCGCTGTCATAACGTTTATATTCAAGTCCAAACAGAGCGTTTAAACCTGGTTCTAGTTCTTTAACTAGTTGTGATCTTGAGATAGCCATAGTTTATATTCTCCTGTTATAGTAATTGATGACTCTTTGAAACTCTAACAATGAAATCTTCATTTGTTACAGCTTCTTCGTTACCTATGAATGGTGAAGTATTCACCACAGTAACTTGCCCGTCAGCAGCTGCTGCTGAAGTAGATAAGTCAAGATAAGCGCCAGAAATACCTGTTACAGTATTACCTGCTGCATATACTTGATCAAAGCTAGTTCCAACTGCAGTTGTTCCTAGAGCAGTTCCCGTAGATTTAACGAGATAGAGTTGATTTGGGTCAGTTATTACATACGCCTGAATTTCACCTTGTGTGATATTCGTTTGTGAGTAAAAATTTGACCATTTTGGTTTTTTAGTTGATGGGTCCGATTCTATCAAGCAACCATTGAATACACCTAATACACTAGACAGGGCTGAAGTACCTACTACGATAACTCCACCTGTTGCATTAAGCTTAACAAGGTCTCCTTGAAAAATAGACGAACTGTAGTTGTCAACGATCACGAATTGATCTTGTGCACCTGCAGCTGGGTTCCCACCAAGTTTGCCTAGCGGTCTAAAGCCGTAGGCAGCTGTTGAGTTTGCCATATTTTTTTTCTCCTTAAGTTTATTTAAACTTTGTGGTTAGGAATTACTAAATAATTAGTTTTTCTTTGAGCCACCAAAAGTTACACGAGTCTGCCTCTCTTTACTGATTGGCATACTTGGGTGCTGTTCCTTAAAAGGATCGTTTGCAATAGCTTCTTCTCGGTCTTGAGTTCTTTTTGCAAAGTACTCTTCGCGAGATTTTGCGATCTCTTCAGGTATCCTAGCCAGCAATAGGCCGCCAACTCCAATCACTCCTGCGTATTTGCCGTCTTTGACTGCCGGATAGTTAGAATCAGGATATTCATCCGCTCTAACAAATTCCCAACCAGATCTCAATTTGCCTGAAATGTTCTTCGTATCATCGAAGCCAGCACTTTCGGCTCTTATCCATCTATGTCTAAATCCGTCTGGCGCAGGTGGTGCATCCAGAGATGATGGTGGAGTCCAAACTTTAGGTCTATCTGTTTTAGTCCTAGTTTCGCTCGCACGGGAAGTCTTAATCGTATTTTTTTCGTTTACCATATGCCTATACCTCCTTCGTGGTTAAATGTTTCGCATATTCTTCAAGTGGCACACCTAATCTTTTAGCAATTGCTACTTGTGATGGTGTGAGCTTCACAGT